ATTCTCTTGGTGCTGACCTCAAATTAAACGGTTGGAAGACAGAGTCTTTACCTCCGATAATTGACGAGAATGGAACTTGGATTGACGGAAGAACTCGAAGAAGTGAAATTAGAAAACTAAAAAACTTTGAGGGTTGGTTGCCTGTTCTCAGAATTCGAATGAAACAGTCCGAGAAACCAAACACAAGAAGAAGAGCTACAGGAATCAAATCAAACTTTCATGATTATGTTGAGAGAACAAAAATGAAAGATTTTGTTGTGGCAGTTGTTGCAGATATCCAGTGTGGAGAATGTGCAAGTGATGTTGATTCTATTTACCAACATTTATATGACGAGTATGAATTACATAAGTGGTTCGACACTGATTCAGGCATTGATACTAAAATCGTGAATATGATTCTAAAGAAAATAGCTGGTGGCACATTAGTTAAAGAAATGAGTCGTAAAGATGTCGTTGATTGGTTAGGAAACAAATTTGTTCAAGACCAAGACAAAGGATTGAATGATGTATTACTTGCAGTTGGTGGAAGTAGAGATGAACAATTATTTTTGAGATGGATTCTTGCATACGCAGGACAAGAACAAAATGTGATTCTGTATTCTACAGATGCATTTGAAGGAGATGCAAAAGAAAATCTCAGAAAGTTTCTGAAACAAACAAAAAAATATGCGGAGAACGCATTCAAATTTGTTGGGCATTCATTTACACCAAAAATGCCACTACAGTACAATGGTGAATTACCTTTTAATCTAAAAGGAATAGTTCCTACTATTGAAAATGATATGCAGAAGAAAGCATTCGAAAAGGGTCAACTCATAACTAAAGAAGAATTTCTAAAATAGTTAGAAAACCCCCTTGTCAACACTCCTCATATATACTATAATGAATACTATTATACATTTATGAGGAGTGTGTTATGTCATTTTTAAAAGACTTAGTTAAAGCATCAGGAAACGAATATGCAAATGTCGTTTCAGATGGTGTTGCAGCTGGAGATGTTGATTCCTTTGTTGATACAGGGAGTTATGTCTTCAATGCATTATTGAGTGGTTCACTACACGGTGGATTACCTAAAAACAAAATCACTGCAATCGCAGGAGAATCAGCAACAGGTAAAACTTACTTTGCACTGGGAATGTGTAAACAGTTCCTAGAAGATAATCCCGAGGCTGCAGTAATCTATTTCGAATCCGAATCTGCAATCAGTAAAGATATGATTGAAGATAGAGGAATCGATTCAAACAGAATTGTTATCGTGCCTGTGGTGACAGTTCAAGAATTCAGAAATCAGGCAATCAACATTCTCGATAAGTATCTTGAAACAGATGAATCAGAAAGACCACCTATGATGATGTGTCTTGATTCATTAGGTATGTTGTCTACTACAAAAGAGATTGAGGACACTGCAGAGGGTAAAGAAACCCGAGACATGACTCGAGCTCAAGTTGTTAAAGGTGCATTCAGAGTATTGACCCTAAAACTTGGTAGGGCAGGAGTCCCTATGATAGTGACTAACCACACTTATGATGTGATTGGTTCTATGTTCCCTCAGAAAGAAATGGGTGGTGGAAGTGGTTTGAAATATGCAGCCTCTTCAATTATCTATCTTTCAAAGAAGAAAGAAAAAGAAGGAACAGAAGTGGTAGGAAATATCATACACTGTAAGAATGCAAAATCTAGATTGACAGTGGAGAACCGAATGGTTGATGTCAGACTCAATTATGAAACGGGTCTAGATAGATACTATGGTTTACTTGACCTTGCACTTGCAAGTGGTATCTTCAAGAAATCGTCAACAAGGATTGAACTACCAAATGGTAAAACAGAATTTGGTAAAACTATTAATAACAACCCCGAGAAATACTTTACTGATGAAGTAATGGAAAGATTGGAAGTTGTAGTAAGAGATTATTTTAAATATGGAAACGAGAATAGAACAGACGATACTCAAGAATCTGATTCAGAATGAAGAGTTTACACGGAAGTGTATCCCTTTTCTAAAGTCCGAGTATTTCACAGATACAGCTGAAAGAACGATATATGAATTTACATATGAATACTTTCAGAAGTATACTAAACCACCTACAGTAGAAGCACTTCTCATAAATCTTGATAATTCTACGAATGTAAATGAGAAGATTATCACAGATTCTAAATCTATTGTAGAAGGTTTCGGTAGAGACGACACACCTCAAGACTGGTTATTAGACGAGACAGAGAAGTGGTGCAAAGATAGAGCAATCTATATTGCAGTCATGGACTCTATAGAAGTCATAGATAAGAAGTCACAACGCTCTACTGGTGAGATACCCGAACTTTTGAAAGATGCACTTTCCGTGTCCTTTGATACCCACATTGGACACGATGTATTAGAAGACGCAGACGAAAGATTTGAATTCTATCATACGGAAGAAGAGAAGATTCCGTTTGACCTAGAATACTTCAACAAGATTACTAAGGGTGGTTTACCAAACAAGACTTTGAATATTGTTCTTGCTGGTACTGGTGTTGGTAAATCATTGTTTATGTGTCACCAAGCGTCTTCTTGTCTTGTAATGGGAAAGAATGTATTGTACATTACCATGGAAATGTCAGAAGAAAGAATTGCAGAGAGAATCGATGCAAATACTTTGAACATTCCTATGAAAGAACTTCCCGACTTGTCTAAGAAAATGTATGACAAGAAGATTGAGAAACTCAAGAACAAAACAAAAGGTAAACTGATTGTAAAAGAGTATCCAACTGCAGCTGCACATGCTGGACATTTCAGACATTTATTACAAGAACTGGATATCAAGAAAGATTTTCAACCCGATATTATCTTCATTGACTATCTAAACATTTGTGCAAGTCATAGAATCAGGCCAGGCTCAGGTGCAAACTCTTACACTCTAGTTAAGAGTATTGCAGAAGAACTTCGTGGTCTTGCAGTTGAATATGATGTTCCAGTTGTATCTGCAACACAAACTACAAGAAGTGGTTATGGTTCTACAGATATTGGACTCGAAGATACTTCTGAATCTTTTGGTCTGCCTGCAACTGCAGACTTAATGTTTGCATTGATTACAAGTGACGAGCTCGAAGACCTAGACCAGTTAGTAGTGAAACAATTGAAGAACAGATACAATGACCCAACAATATTCAAGAGATTTGTAATCGGTATTGATAGGTCAAGAATGAAACTTTATGACTGTGAACAAGAAGCTCAGGAAGAGTTGATAGATTCTGCAGAGAATGATTATGATGATTCTATACCAGTTGCAGACAGAGGAAGAGATAGATATTCGGATTTTAAAATATGATAAGAAAGAAAAACATACAAAATAGAAGACAAGTTGCCCTAGATAATTTACTAAAAGTAAAGGAACCAAATGACCGTCAGAAGAAGGAAATTGCATCTTTACAGAAAAGTCTAAAGGTATAAAAACCCTCTTGTCATACCATAAATAGTATTGTATAATATAATGTACTGTTATGGAAACTAAAAAAACATTGAAGTCTGATGAAGTAATCGAACTGATTACCTATAAGATACAACTCAAAAAATCTCTCAGAGATTTAAAGAAGAGTGGTAATCTTAAACAGGCTGATATGATACAGTTGAAACTCGAACAAGTAGAAGAAAAACTTCACTCTTCACCCCTTTCAAAAACCTAAATAGTTCTTTTAGGAGGAAATCACATGGGAGCATGGGCAGACCAAATTGCTTTATTAGATTTAAGAATTGCACGACAGGAACGATACAGAGATTGGATTGAAGGAACCAATAGTAATGTATTCGGCCCTAGAGGAGAAGCTGCAGACTGGAGTAATCCAGCACATACAGACGGTTGTGACCCTAATGATACCACTGGTGCATCTAATCATAGATGGACTGGTACAGGTGGTGGTGACGCTTACTTTGCATGGTGGAGAAGTCAATATCCGACAGTTGATGAAAATGAGACAGACCCAGTCACACTGGGTGTTTATGAAGCATGGAAAGACTGGTCAGATAATGGTTCTAATGTAAGAGCTCAAACTGGTATGGAAGCTGCATTGACAGCACATAAACAAAATATCACTGATTTGACTGCAAAGAAGGCCACACTACAGAATAAAATAGACAGTGGTGCATCAGGAGAATAGTCACCCGAATCAAAAAAAATCATAAATAGTAGTATTCCACAGAAAATTGTGATATAATACTATTATGGGTGCAAAGAACTTACATTTAGAACATTTAGAAGACGAAATCATCAATCAAGGTATTGACGGTGGTCGTGGTGCAATAAACTTTTTGCAAGGTCTTCGTGACATGTTAAAGGGAAATGCACAGTCAGGTGTTAAAATGACTGTAAAGTGGGACGGAGCTCCTGCTATCTTTTGTGGTAAACACCCCGAGACTGGTCAATTCTTTGTTGCAAAGAAATCACTATTTAATAAGACACCTTTATTCTATACCTCAGAACAAGAGATAAAAGAATCACCCGATTTATCAGGTCAATTACAAGAGAAGTTTCTTACTTCATTCAAATACCTATCTAAACTATCTTGGAATACAATCATGCAAGGTGATTTAATGTATACCAACGATAAGAAAATGCAAAAGATTGACGGTAAATCATTTATCACATTCCAACCAAATACTATTTTATATGCAGTATTAGCTGAATCAGATTTAGGTAAACAAATTGCAAAATCTAAAATGGGTATTGTATTTCATACCACATACACAGGTGGAACTATACAAGATTTAGGTGCAAGTTTTGGTGCAAACATATCTAAACTAGGAAGTAGTTCAGATGTATGGATTGACGATGCAAGTTATAAAGATGTAAGTGGTAAAGGTTCCATGACTGCAAAAGAAACACTTGCATTGACTCAAGAATTATCTAAAACAGGAAGTGCATTCCACGGAATCAAGAAAAAAGATTTAAATAAATTTCAAGAATTACAAACTGCAATCGGTTCTAAGGGAGCTGGTGCAAGTTATAAAACATATTGTAATACACTTATCAGAGGTGGTAGTTTCAATCCGACATATGAAGGATACATATCACACTTCGAGTCTTATTGGGCTGATAAGGTAGTTGGTAAAGTAAAAACAGAAAAGACAAAACAAATCAAGAGAGAAATTGGTGACTCTATTTTAAAAGAGTTGAGGTCTCTTAAAAAGTTTATAACAAACCTTACTGCATTCATGGGACACTTAGTCAGTGCAAAACAAATGGTCATAAATGTCCTAAATAGAGTAAAGAGTATAGGAACATTTAAAAAGACTGCAAATGGTTTTGAGGTAGTAAACCCCGAAGGTTATGTTGCAATCGATAAAACAGGAAGTGCAGTTAAACTTGTAGACCGAATGGAGTTTGCATTCAATAACTTTACTGCACAAAAGAACTGGGACAAGTAATGAAAACATTCGGTAAATTTTTAACAGAAGCAAAAGACCAAGGTGCAACATTTACTTTTGGTCGATTCAACCCACCCACAACAGGACACGAAAAACTTGTAAAGAAACTTCAATCAGTGGGTAAGGGTACAGATGTTTTATTATTCTCTTCTCATTCAAACGATAAAAGAAAAAATCCGTTATCACATAAAGACAAAGTAAAATATCTCCGTAAGTTCTTTGGAAGAATTGTAGTTGATGCAAATGTAAGAACTGTATTTGAGATTTGTAATTATCTACAACAAAAGAAATATACTAAAGTAAATATGGTTGTAGGTTCAGACAGAGTAAAAGAGTTTGAAGCTCTATTAACAAAATACAACGGAGTTAAAGCAAGACACGGTTATTACAAATTCAAAGAAATTAATATAATCTCTGCTGGAGAAAGAGACCCCGATGCAGATGATGTATCAGGAATGTCTGCAAGTAAAATGAGAGAGTTTGCAGAGAAAGGAGATTTCGAAGGATTCAAAGACGGTGTTCCAAGTAAAGGTAAAAACCTTGCAAAGAAACTATATGACGATATCAGAAAAGGTATGGGTATCAACGAAGGAACTCTACCTGAATATATGATAGAAGATTTAGTCAAAGAAGGAGTTTATGACCCAGGCATCTTCAAAGCAGTTTTCCTTATGGGTGGGCCAGGCAGTGGTAAATCTACAGTTGTAAATAAACTTGGGTTGAAAGCACTAGGTCTTAAAATGGTAAATACCGACCAAGCATTTGAGAACGGATTAAAGAAAGCAGGTCTATCTCTTGATTTAAGAGGTGCAGACTTTGATAAGGTTGACCCGATTCGTGCAAAGGCAAAGAAGATAACTGGTAAGAATATGGATAACTATATTGCTGGAAGACTTGGTATGATATTTGACACTACAGCTGCAAATAAAAATAAGATTGTCAGTTATAAAAAGTTATTAGATAAATTAGGATATGAATACAAAATGGTATTCGTTGTGACTTCTTTAGATAATGCACAAAAAAGAAATGATATGCGTGCAAGAAAACTTCCACCTGAAATTGTAAAATCAGATTGGGACAAAGCAATGGCAGCTGCAAATGAGTACAAAAAACTATTTGGAAGAGATTTCTATGAGATTAAAAATGACGATACAGTACAAGCATTAGATAAAAAGGCAGGTGCATTGTACAGTAAATTAATGACATGGACTACTTCTTATCCAAAGAATAAACTTGCTCTCAAGTGGAAAGAACGAATGCTTGCAAGGAAAAAAGGATAAATAGTATTATGGCTGCAAAAAAATTCAACGAGATTAAAAAAGAACTCCCTTTGGAAGAAGGTAAACTTGTATCTGATTTTTCAAGTGTTCTAGATAAAATCATGTCAGACCTAAAATCTAAGTTAGGTCGAGAGTATCAAAAGAACTCTGAGAAAGGTATTGCAATGATTAATACAATCGGTGCAATGGTAGGTGCAAAAGTCACAGATAAAAAACAATCCAAAAATAGACTATTCCTCAAGTTTGGGGACGAACCTATACAAGAAGACGCTGCAGTTGACGCTGCAAATCTCAAAGCAAAACAGGCAGAAGAATTAGAAAGACTTCAAGCAAAACACGAATTAGAATTAGAGAATCTCCAAGATAGACATGAGAGAGAAATGGAGAGAATCAATCAACAGAAAGAAAAAGAAGCTATAAACAAACAGATTGAAGCAGAAAGAGAATCTGCAAGGAAAGCTAACGAATCCGTAGAATTAGAAGAGAAAGCACCTGATACAGAAGATGCAATGAAAAGACACAAAGCTGGTAAGGCTGGATTCGGTGATATAACACATTTAAAAGCAAAAGGACTTATACCTCGTGCAGACGGAACTAAAAAGAAATCACCAAAGTATGAGGACAAAGAAGAACAAGACAGAGATGTAGGTAAAAATAAGGGTACACAACCTAAAAAATACTACAAAGGTTTAGACAAAGAAACTAAACAGAAGAGAGACGCACACTTCAAACAAGGAAAGACGGGCCCTGCGCCAGGCGATAAAGATGACGAGGGTAATCCAATCAAGACTAAAAAATCTACTCACACTAAGAAGTTTGCAAAAATGTATGGTGAGAAGTTAACTGCAAAATCAGACGCAGGAGATTATATTGACGATTTCAGGAAGTCGGATGCGCCCCAGTTTAAGGGTAAATCCGATAAGAAAATTAGAAAAATGGCCATTGCCGCATACTTATCAAAAAAGGAGAAATAAAAACATGAACTGTAAATGTTGCAAATGTTGTAATTGTGAGTGTTGTTAATTAATTATGTCAGGAAATAAACATGATAACGGAGTCCTTGAATTAGGTACAGATGAGATTAGAGTATCTTATCAAGAAGATACGCCTGGCCAAAGTGTAGAAGACTACATAGAGGAAAAAGAAAAGGCATTCCACGAACAAAAGAATAAAGTCAAGAAACACTTTTCTCAGGTGTTTGGTAATCCTTTAAAAGATTATCCTTATAACGAAGAGTTTAAAGTTGAAGAGATACAGGAAGAAGTTGCACCTTTCGCTATACCTGATTATCCTATGCAAAAAGTAAAAGTCAAATATATTGACGGTAGTTGGGCAGTAGGAGAAGAAGAGAAAGCATACGAATATGATGCAAGTAAAAGTGGTGAAGAGAACATGAAAATTATGAGTGACCTAGTCAAGAAAGACAGGGGTGAGTAATGAAACCTTTCAAAAGTATTGCAATCCAAGAAACTCTTGATAGTATGCAAGAGAACGAAGTCAATATTTTTGACAATCCATTCCGTTTGGGTTCAGAAATGTTCTTTCAAACAATCAACGAAGCACGAAGACTACATTTAGAGGGTAATTACAAACCTACTGCAGTAGATAACAGACTTTTAGAGACAGATTTAGGAGAGTTTGCAGAATACAAGGGACAAAATGTACCCTTAGATTGTCCTATGCACGAAGAGAAAGATGTAGAACTCAATTCACCCAAAGTCGGTGGCCCAAAGAAATACTATGTTTATGTAAAAGACCCAAAGACAGAGAAAATTAAGAAGATAACATGGGGTGATACAACAGGTTTAAAAGTAAAATTAGGTAATAAAGCTGCAAGAAAATCTTTCGCTGCAAGACACAAATGTGATACTGCAAATGACAAAACAACTGCTCGATACTGGGCATGTCGTTTACCTCAGTATGCAAAACAATTGGGTCTTTCAGACGGTGGAGACTTCTTTTGGTAAACCATATATAATATAAGGAAAGGTATGACACGACCATATACCGATGAAAAACTAGAGAAACACGGGACGAAAGAAACCTATATTTGTAGGACTTTCGAAGAAGACCTAGAAGACAGAGAGTTAATCTGGCATAGGGACGAAGACACTAGACGGGTCACGGTTCTTAATGGACAGGACTGGAAGTTGCAGTTAGATAACGAGCTTCCTCAAACCCTAATTGTAGGTAAAAAATATGCAATCCCTAGAATGGTATATCACCGAGTTATAAAAGGACAAGGAAATCTTGTTGTAAAGATAGAGAATATATAAATAATACTGTTATGAGTTATAAGTCAGAAAACTGGAAAGAGAAACTAGAACAAGTTCGTAATCACATTGCTTTAAAAGAAGGTAGTGTGGAGAAAACAGCGGACGAGATTCTTGAATCTCAAATTGAAGAAGAACTTAATACATTTGACGACATTCAAGAAGTCACTGATAAAGAGATTGGTGCAGTCAAGAAACTTTCTAAACTTATTGAAAAGGCAAAGAAAGATTACTTCAAGATTGCAAAAATGGGTGACCAAACACTTAAGGATACCAAATTCAACGAGAAGTATGAGTCTATTCTAAAAGCTCAACAAGAAATCTTATCATTAATCGGTGAACTAGAAACTCAAAAGATTATCGATGCAAGAGAAGAAGTTGAGTTAGATTTAGACGAAAAGAACATGTCCAGTGGTGACATGATTAAGAAATTGTTCAGACTCAAGAAGGATAACGAAGTCGCTGGAGTTGCAAATCTCCTTAATATGACTGATGTCAAAGTTCTACAAAAAATGCAGAAACAAAATCCAAAAGGATTTGCAAGAATGGCTGCAAAAATGGGTGAACTCCCAGCAATGGAAGAAACCGAAGTTCAAGAATCAGTTGAAAAGACTACAGAGAAACTCGTAGAAAGAAATATGTTGGGTCGTCTTGCAAAACAACTCCAACTGAACGAAGAAGGCAAACAAAAAATGTTTGACTATTTTGAAAAAGGAGAATTGGAACAATGATACACGACCTACCCAAAGACCTAGTAGAAGATTCAAGAAAACTTTTACAACAGGGCGCAGATTACGAAGAGTTCTTTAAGAAAGCACTAAAGAAATTTGGTGTGAACTCTCCAGCAGATTTTAAATCAGACGAAGAAAAGAAAAAGTTTTTTGACTATGTAGATAAGAACTATAAAGGTAAGAACGAAGGTGTATCAGTCAGAGAATATTTTAGAGGTATCCAATTAGACGAACTAGCTATAACTTATGTTCTCGATAATCAGAAAGAAGCTGATATGTTCATAAAGAAAATAGAAAAGTTTGTTGATTCTGCAGTTGCAGAAAAAGGATATGGATACTACAGAGTCATAGCAAAGGGAAGTAAAAGTGATTTACATAAAGCAACTGATGTAATGATTAAACATTTCTCAGAACAAGTAGAACTAGACGAAGGAAAGAAAGGTAAATATCAATCTAAAAGCCTTAAAAATGTTGCAAAAGAACTTGCAAAAGTTGAGAAGATAGAAAAGAAAAACAAAGGTCAAGATAGAGAAGTTAAAGATATTGCAAAATTCGTCAGTAAAAATTTAGAAACAGAAATGTATGACGACATGGAAATTCTATCAGGAAGAACACTTAAACAATTAGATAAAATGATATCTAAGTTAGACACCGATGTAAGAGACGGTGTTGCAAAAGCAATAGAAAAGGCAGACCCCGACTTATATGACATGATGTTCGGGTTTTAGTACCATGAATATATTCCAAGAGTTAAAAGAAAAGAAAGATATCCTAACCAAAGACGGTAAAGTTGACGCGTTAGGGCCATACGGTAGACAGAAACTAACAGGTCAAGAAGTTGCACAATACTTTAAAAAGAATAAAGTTAAAGATGCAAAAATCAAAAAAGCAGTAGAGGTTGCACTAGACCTCGGTGGTGCAATGTCAGTTGCACAAAAAGAAATCAAAAAGTTTTTCGGAAATAAGATTCTCAATTCTAAAGAAGTAAAACATGCACTCAAGTATGCAAATGAATCATTTGAAATGAATCAATTGGTTGGTATTTTGCATGAAGATATAAACAATCTTACAGAAAAAAGTTTAATCCCCGACCTTCAAAAAATAGTTGACACAAAAGGTGCAGCTAAAGTTGGTGGTGTTATGGTTGATATGTTTACTGCATCTATGATTACACAAATCTATGATAAAGTAAATGACAAGAACAAACAGAAAATGGACAAATCAAAGATTGAAGTTCTTGTTAATCTTGCACAAAAAATGATGCAGAAGATGGAGTATGACCCTTCTGATATCGTTGAAGGTCGTGCAATGAAACCTAAACAAATTGCAAGGAAATACAAAAAAGAAATCGAAATGCTTGCAAAGAAAGGACAAAGTCCTGAAATGGGTAGACACAAAGTTTACATGGCATTATACAATCTTGCATGGGAAAACGGAGATATCAATACTGATGACCCCGACCAAACAGACGAAGTTATCGATGAGTATCTAGACGATATCATGGGTGAGTTCTTTGCACACTTGGAATCAGTAAAAGAAGGATTCAAGAGTGATGCACAAAGAAGAGCTGCATTTGCAAGTGGATACAAAGCAAAAGGTAAAAAAGACAAGAAAGAAGAAGTCCTAGACGAGAACGAAGAAGGACTTAAAAATAAAGCAGAGAAATCAGGAATGCCTCTAGGTATATTGAAACAGGTATACAACAGAGGACTCGCTGCATACAAAACAGGACACAGGCCAGGCGCAACTGCACCGCAGTGGGCAATGGCAAGAGTGAATAGCTTTGTCACTAAATCAAAAGGAACATGGGGTGGTGCAGACAAAGACTTAGCTGCAAAGGTTAAAGGTAAGTCAGAATCAGTAGAACTACAACTTCAAGACGAACTCACAGAAACATTGTCTCAAGTACATAACTTAATGGAAAAACCATATGACGATAAAGATGTAAAGAATGTAGAAAAACTTGAAAAGAAACTACAGAACATGCTTAAAGAAGTAGATAAAACTATGAGAGGTTCAGGTTTATCAGCACCAGCATTTTCAATGGTTCGTGGTGGTATCGTAAAAGGTCTTGAATCTATAAAGAAATTCTATAAGATTGCAAAAAATATTCCTATGAAAGAGGAAGTAAACCTACAAGAAGGAACATGGGCAATCCCTGATTCATATCCTAAATTAGTAAAACTACAAGACATTCTAAAGAAAAAGAATATTGCAAAAGACGCTAAAACAGTTCATAAATTTACAGATATGATTTATGATATTTTTGGTGACGATACATTCTTTGACGAATTAGGTTCATTAGAAACTATTTCTAAGGGTGGAGAAGTTGACCAGTATGATGGTGAAAGACATAGTGAAGACTACATGAAAAGGTCAGCGGACTATGCAAAGAAAAAAGGACTCAAAGCTGGAATGGACATGAATGAATTACTCATGAGACACTTAACAAAATGGACTGGTGGTGATTTGAAGTTCAAGGGAAACAAAATTGTTCAAATGCCTAGAGAATGGTATTTCAGAGATAATCCTGAACATACACCTGATAATTCACCAGTAAAAGCAAAATTAGAAAGTGCAAGTCCTTATGTATCAATTGCACTCGACCTAGAATTATTAGAGGGAAGAGGTGGATTTAAAGGTTTTGGAAACTTACCAAAAGGTAAAATGAAAAGACCTAGAGGTGGTTCAATCAAAGCAGAAGAGAAAAATGTTATGGATTCATACAGAACTATGTGGGAAAATGCAATAGTAGAAAAGAAAGAAATGAATCCAAAAATAATTCAAAAGATTGCAAAGTTAACAGATAGAAATGACCATAACGAATCATTACTATTACTTGCAAAAGAATTAAGAGACAAAGAAGCAATCAAATTACTAGGTAGTATCAAAGATATGCATAAAGTATATGGACATATGCCTCAGGAATTGATACAGATAAGAAATCAAATCTTTGATAATTTAATGAGACAATCAAAGAATGCACATTCTAATCACGATGATGTATATGGTGCATTGTAATGGCCAAACTTACGGCAAAAGAAGTACAAAAGATTCTAACCACAGACGGTAGAACTAAACTTTTTAAGGAGAAACTTAAGAAGTTAGGTTATGTAAAAGATGCAAAACAAGTATCCAAAGTTATGGAGAAAACTGCAGATTTTGCTATGATGTCAGACGGTGGGAACAAGAAGGTTGCTCGTGCAGTTGCAAAATCTAAGTCAGAGAAAGAACTCAGACAGAAATTAGAGAAAATATCTACCATGAGTGGTGGAAAATATTCAGAGGCTTCAGAAGACGAAGTAATCGATAGAGCTATCGATGCATTCAACAGTAAGGCACAGGGAATGCAATTAAGACCTGATGCAAATATGTTAATGCAGTTGAGAAAGTTCAAAGATATCAGTAAGAATGGGGAAGTGAGAACAGACGACATGAAAAAGACTAAGGTGAAACACCAAGATGCAGTCAAAGTTCATGACACTTTAATGGCTGTTCGGGCTCCCATTCGTGATAAATACATGAGACTATTACAAAAAGATAGTAAATCATTTAAAAAGACTTTCAATCAAATATTGAAAATCGCAAGTTAGGAGAAAGTAAAATGCCATTATGGGGAATAGTAGACGGTACAGAGGATAAACCTAAGTACCTCAAACAAGAAGACAAGAACAATTGTGTGGCTAAACCACATGGTTGGGAACTTCAAATACCTGTAGGTTCTAGAACTAGAACTGAGACATTAGTCGCAGTTGGTTCTCAGACTAACCTCTCCACTGCACTAGCAGAAGCAACAATATCTGCAGTACACTTTGATGCAACATCATATGACCAAGGTGATGCTGGTAAGGTAATTGTTGTTTATAACGAACAAGTAGATGTGACTAACGGTGCAACATTGACGGTGACTGCAACAGGTGGTGCAAACCCAACTGCAACTGCAGCTGCTCACGATGGGAAGAACAAAATCGAGTTTGCATTTACAGTTCCTTCAAGAACATGTACACTATCCATCGGTGCTCAAAGTATCAGTGGAACTATAGTTGACGATGTTGGTGGAGCAACTGCTGATAAAGCAATCGCTGCAGGCGATGTTATTGACGCAGGTGGTGCTGGAACAGGTGGAACTGCAACAATATCAGTTGCATAATTTAGAGGATAGTTATGAAAATTAAAGTTTTAGGTTCAGAAGCTGCATGTGGAACAAGTTCAACAAACGGTTCCAACTTTAGTAGTTCTACACATGTACGAGTTGTAAACTCAGGTACAACGAATAGACTCGTCTCTATTGAGACAAGTGCAGCTGCACTCATAGGTACTTTTACCTTGGGTGGTGGTGCATCTGAAATCATAGTGAAAGACCCAAGTGACGAAGTATTCGCTGCACATGCAGAGGTACTCGGTGTTGGGATAGCAGTGGAGCAATAATGAAAAAGTTTAGAGATTTTATAGCAGAAAACCATGGTCATGAAGGATTAGACCTTCGAACATCAGGTTCAGTTCCCCACGATTTAGAAGACGCAGATGTCAAAAGACATGTCAATGCATTATTAGGACATGTTGCAGTATCAGAATTCTTAAACCCTATGGGTGCAGTAGAAAGAATGAAGATGAAACTTGCACAAATCGGATTAAATCCTCAGACTGCAGATGAGGAATTAGAATTTTCCGAATCAGGAGAATTCGACCTAAACTTCTCTAGATATGGAGAAATCATAGGTAAAACTGGCGACAGTGAAATCGATGAAATCGAAAAGGAAGAGAAGATTGTATCTCTTAAAGTGAGATACGAACAACTACCTAACGGTAGTTATAAAGTATACGGTTCATTAGTCTAAGGGGTCGTGCCCATTCTATTTTATTGACCCGTATACTTACCCTTCGGGGTGACCTACATACTTCTATATTATGAGTCTTTTTGATAAAATCACAGCAAAAAACTTTCAAGCGTTTGCAATGAAGCATTACGATGACCCACAGTGTGAGTCATTAGAAGACTTCCAAGAGGACTTGAGAAGGTTTAGATATCTTAAACGGTTATTACACCGTTATCACAACAATGGTGAAATGAGAGAACGGCTCATGTTAAACCATATCATATGTTTATTCAATGTCTTTGGATTCGAACCATGTATGAGAATGTTAAGGTTTAAAATCAAAGACGACAAATACTGGACTTCAATCAAAACAATGTTATTATATCTTGGTTATGTAGAAAATACATGGGAACCTGATATAGAACTAGATTCTTCTCTTGCACAAAGATTAAGAGAACTTTAAAAATACCTAAATAGTTGTATGAGAATTGTAGATACACTAATAGTCTTTCGCATGCTTAAAATGTTGGTCACACCATTTAAGAAACATAAAGCATACCAGTTTGGTTTTATTGACCAAAATGGTAAGAGAATTAAAACTAAAATGGTTGACGGGAAAGAGGTCAAGAATAACCCTGAATCAAAAATGGAGAAGTCTTCATTTACACTATTACATAGATTAGTATTCAACCTAAAAAGAATCATAGAGAAAGTACCCTTCGGTAAGACTGCATTTGCTTCATATGCTGTTGCATTACTATTATTAAAGGAACATGCAAACTTATCAGACGAACAAGGTGAAGAACTATATGAAAAGTTCTACAGACTATTAAAAGACAACGAACTATTACACCCCGACCAAATTGTAGAAGCTGTCAACTTCCCAGTATTACATGAGGGAACATATCACCTCAGATACAGATTAGATAGTCACACTCCAAGAACTGCAGTCCAAGTTAAAGGTGAAGTTGCAAAGATATTTGGAGTATCAGTATACGAAGGATATGTTGGTGATAATAGAGTTTTATTGAGTGCAGAAGATGTTTATTGAGAATGTATTAAAAATAAGTGGTATGACTTTTGCACCAGCAAAAGACCTTAAAAAACCAAAGTATAAAAAATTAGACATATTCCATGACGGGTGGGAGTCAATAGATTTAGGTAATCCACCTACAGGAAACGAAGTTGTAAGGGAAGTCAAAACTATCATATCTGATATAGGAAACACAACTGATAAACAAAAACAACAATATATCAATTGTGACTTAGATACTTCATACTATATCAAACAATACATGGACGAACATGACCTAGAGTATGACGAAGATACACTAACACATATAGAACAAAACTGTAGACCTATAATAAAACATTTTAAAAACTTTTATAATCGTCCAAGACCATATCAAGTTGCAGAGAAACTAGGTTTGGAACTAAACAAATTTGAAACAGATACAAGTAAGACACCAGCATATCCTAGTGGTCATGCAACTCAAGCTACACTGGTAGGAGAATATTACAGTAAAATGTATCCACAACATAGAGCTGGAATCATGAATGGTGCAAAGATATGTGGATACGGAAGAGTCGTAGCAGGATTACATTATCCTTCTGATTATGACGCAGGAGTTAAACTGGGAGAAGAACTAATAGATTATGTCGACATGAGTCTCAAAGAAGACGCACCAGTCAATTCTACAGGAGTTGGAATATCAATGGCTCCAACTGCACTTGGAAAGAAAAAGAAGAAAAAAGAATACGACATCTTCAAACGATAAATTATGGAGAAATTTCTAAATTACCTTGCACTCGCAACTTCTTTAGGTATTGCAACTATAGCTGCATACTTTTCAGTTGTTGGTATGGCAACTATATTTGCTGGTGCATTCCTTGGTACAGTCGTAATGATGTCTGCACTAGAGTTTGGTAAAATAGTCACTGCAACATACCTACATTTATTTTGGGACAGACTCAACTACATGAAATACTATCTCACCTTATCGGTGGTGGTACTCATGTTAATCACTTCATTGGGTATATTTGGATACCTATCTAAAGCAAACATAGAAACTACACTGGTGGGTGATTCATACACACTAGAAATGTCTATCATAGACAAGAGAATCGGTGCAAAGGAAGCTCAACTAAACAGACTAGAAGATAGAGTTGCAAACCTTGATAACATTATTGCAACTGCAAGACCACAGGATAGAAACTATATCGACAGAAGACAGAGAGACGAGAGAATAGAAATTGCAAATGATATTGACATAATAGTAGATGATATAGTAAAATTAAATGAAGACAAATTACCATTAGAAAGGAAACAACTTGAACAGGAAGGAGAGATTGGCCCAATCAAATATGTTGCAGAGGTCATATACGGACAAGACGAATCTGTCAAGTACCTTGACAATGCTGTACGGTGGGTAATCTTTGCTCTGATTTTTGTATTTGACCCGCTTGCAATACTATTGTTGATTACTTCTGCTGGTATAATACAAAGAAGAGCCAGAGAAGAAAAACCACAGGTTGTAGAGAACAGATATGTTCTCCAAATCCCCAAAGAGAAGATGGATTCTATCAAAAAACCCTCTTGATAAAACACCATATCTATAGTATTATAGATGTATGCTATGGTTAGAGAGAAAATACCTCTCCCAAGTCGTTTCGTCCCTAGAAATGGCAAAATGGAAGAATGAGAATACACTGAATCACAGGTGTCCTTATTGTGGAGATTCACAAAAGAATCAATACAAGGCACGAGGATTCCACTTCACTGTAGACCAAAACTTTGTCTACAAATGTCATAATTGTGGTAAGTCAACCTCAAGTGTTAACTTTCTAAAAGACCACTTCCCAATTATTCATAAAGAATATATAAAAGAGTGGTTGCAAGAAACAGGTAAAAAACCGAGGAGTAAAAAAACTAGGAGTGCAAACGATTTTAAGTTTACTCCGCGTAAAGAACTTCTAAATATGAAAGAAATCGATTTGACAGCACTCTGTTTTCGTGCAAATGAAACTACTGAGTCTAGAGAATATCTAGAATCTAGGAAGATTCCCAAAGAACAAATCGATAAACTGTGGTTCGTTAGACAATCTCAGACACTTGCAAGTCTTAGTAAGAAATACAGGGATAGAGTATTAGGAAACGACCCACGAATTGTTATACCATTCTATAATGAGAGTGGAGAATTGATTGGTATTAGTGGTCGTGCAATAAATGATTCACAACTACGATATTTAACCATGAGATTCGTAGATGATGTTCCACTCATCTACAACTTGAATAATGTGGACAACACTAAAACTGTTTATGTCACTGAGGGGCCAATAGACAGTTTATTCCTTCCCAACAGCATTGCAGTCGGTGGAAGTGACTTTAAGAAGATAGATAAAAAATTTAAAGACAACGCAATACTCGTTTATGATAACGAACCTAGAAGTACAGAAATAATCAAGAAGATTTCCGAAGTCATTGAGGACGGTTGGACTGTATGTATATGGAATGATAGAAGGGTATCTCAATACAAAGATATCAATGATATGATTCAAGGTGGTCTAACTCAAGACGAAATTGTAGAAGTCATTACATCGAATTCGTATACTGGCCTCTCAGCTAAAACTAAACTTACGGAGTGGAAAAGAATATGAATCAGAACGGAAATGGGGGAATCAAAGTTGTCAAGTCAGACGGAACCAAAGTATCAATAGACCTAGATAAAATTCACAGAATGGTAGAGAAAGCCTGTAGAAATATTACAGGTGTGAGTGAGTCTTCTGTAGAAATGAATAGTGGACTACAGTTCTATGAGGGAATCACAACAAAAGAAATACAATCTATATTAGTCAAATCTGCACATGATTTGATATCAACAGAGAGTCCAAACTATCAGTTTGTGGCTGCAAGATTATTATTATTTGCAATTCAAAAACAGGTATTCAATACAAAATGGAAAGACAGTGAAATATATCCACCATTGTTAGATATTGTTAATAGAAATATTGACCATGGTGTATATGATAAAAATATTATACAAATGTACACGGTAGAAGAGTTTGACAAATGTAATTCATATATCAAACATTCTAGAGACTTATCTTTCACATATGCTGGTTTACAACAAATAGTAGACAAGTATTTGGTACAGGATAGGTCAAGTGGTGATGTATTCGAGACACCACAATTCATGTACATGTTAATTGCAATGACCCTATTTCAAAACTACGACAAAGAGGTAAGACTAGACTATGTCAAAAGGTATTACGACGCCATATCAACTTTCAAAATTAACATACCAACACCAATCATGGCAGGAGTTAGAACTCCACTCAGACAATTTGCATCATGCGTTCTCGTTGACTCAGATGACTCATTACCCAGTATCTTCTCCAGTGACCATGCAATCGGAAAGTATGTCGCTCAACGAGCTGGAATTGGAATCAACGCTGGAAGAATTAGAGGTATTGGTTCAAAAATTAGGGGTGGTGAAGTCCAGCATACTGGAGTTATTCCATTCCTTAAGAAGTTCGAATCAACAGTTAGGTGTTGTACACAAAACGGAGTCAGAGGTGGAAGTGCAACCGTTCATTTCCCAATCTGGCACCAAGAAATCGAAGACATTCTTGTCCTCAAAAACAACAAGGGAACCGAAGACAACAGAGTTCGTAAGCTCGACTATTCTATCCAACTCTCACAAATCTTTTATCAAAGGTTCTTGGAAAACGGTGAAATAACTTTATTCTCACCACATGATGTGCCTGGCTTATACGAAGCATTTGGTACAGAAGAGTTTGATGAAATGTATGAGAAGTATGAGAGAGCAACTTCCGTACCCAAAACAAAAGTCAGTGCAAGAGAACTGATTACAGATTTATTAAAAGAAAGAGCAGAGACTGGCCGTATTTACATAATGAATATTGACCATAGTAATACTCATAGTTCATTCAAAGATAAGGTGAACATGAGTAATCTATGTCAAGAAATTACATTACCCACCGACCCTATCGACCATATCGATGGGGAAGGTGAGATTGCATTGTGTATATTGTCTGCAATCAATGTAGGTATTGTAAAAGAAGAGGAAATGGAATCTCTTTGTGAACTAGCAGTGAGAGGACTTGAAGAACTGATAGATTACCAAGAGTATCCAGTCGAAGCTGCAAAAAGGTCAACCATTGCAAGAAGAAGTCTTGGTATAGGATACATAGGACTGGCACATTACCTTGCAAAGAACAAGGTAAAGTATGACGACCCACAAGCATTAGAACTGGTACACGATTTAACAGAGAGATTCCAATATTATCTTCTATGTGCATCAGCTGATATTGCAGAAGAGAAAGGTGCATGTGATTACTTTGATAGAACAAAATATGCAGATGGTATATTACCAATCGACACATACAAGAAGTCCGTTGACGAACTTGTTAAACCAAAGTATAATATGGACTGGGAAGGTCTAAGAAAGAGAGTAAAAGATAGAGGTCTAAGACACTCTACACTCACTGCACAAATGCCCTCAGAGAGCTCTAGCGTCGTTTCTAACGCAACAAATGGGATAGAACCACCTAGAGACCATTTATCAGTCAAGAAGAGTAAGAAAGGAACACTTAAACAGGTTGTACCTCAATACTCTACACTGAAAAACAGTTATACTTTATTATGGGATATGCCTTCAAATGAGGGTTATATAAATGTGGTTGCAGTAATGCAGAAGTTCTTTGACCAAGCCATTAGTGGTAATTGGTCTTATAATCCCGAGAACTACGAGAACAATGAAGTTCCTGTATCTATTATGGCAAAAGACCTATTGACCACATATAAATATGGTTGGAAAACATCTTACTATCACAATACCATGGACGGTAAAGTAGAAGATGTGGTAGAAGAACAACCAATTATGGAAGACCCTTTTGAGGGTGGTGAGGAAGATTGCGATGCCTGTGCGATTTGAAGATAGGACTGTAGAATATTATATTGAAAATGCAGTCCAAAGTGAAAAAGGTAAAATAATCGAAGGGAGAACTAATCCCGACACTTGGAAATTAATGAAAGAGGGATATGTTGTTTTAAGAAACTTCATACCCAAAGATATAATTACCTTTGCACTCGATACATGGAAGAGAATGGAACTCGACCCCGAAATGAGTGAACATTTATATTTGGAAGAAGATATTATACAAAATTCTCCCGAAGACACTTTATATAAATCGAATGGAATGTGGGGTTCACCTTTTGGTGTTGCACTACACCACTGGATATGGAAAGAATTGAAAAACCATATCGATATGGATTTGGGTGAAACATATTCATATACAAGAAAATATCAAAGAGGTGCATATCTAAAAGCTCATTCAGATAGACCCTCATGTGAGATAAGTGGTACACTATGTTTGGATTATGTCTCAGACGACAATTCACCATGGTCTATATGGATAGATAATTCTGATGATTGGATTGAAAAACCTTCGGAGATTTACGAGGGTACACAGTCAATCCCGATAACAAGAAGAAAGACCTCAAAGAAGATTGATTTAGAAGTGGGTGACTTGTTATTATACCAAGGCCCAAATGTTGCACACTGGAGAGATAAATTTATGGGTGAATATAGTTATCATATCTTTGTGCATTTTATAAATTTAAACGGTAAAATGTTAGATATGCCTGGCATGGACGATATAAAAGATAAATACATTCCCCCTCACATGAAAGAGAGATATGACCATTTCTCGGGAGAATATAATCCTTTTAGGTTTGACGGAAGAGAATCAAGGTATCTTCCAAAGGACGAAGATACATGGGAAATGAAATTATTTAATGCAGCTACTGAATTATGGTACAATCAGGCAACATGGGAACATTTTGAGAAAAAATGGTTTATTAACAATTTTGAATCATTTAAGTTAAAGGAAAAGAAATGACAGTATTCAATAAAGAACAAGTAGATTTTACAAAGGCAAAACCTTTTTTTGGTGAACCTTTGAATACACAGAGATTTGACGAGTTTAAATATCCCATATTCGATAAACTAACTCAGAGACAATTAGGTTTCTTTTGGAGACCCGAAGAAGTATCGCTCCAAAAAGACAGAGCAGACTATCAACAACTAAACAAAGCACAGAAACATATTTTTACCTCAAACTTGAGGTATCAAACCTTATTAGACTCAGTTCAGGGACGAGCACCATCCATAGCATTTCTACCCTTCGTGTCTCTACCTGAACTTGAGTCTTGCATTATTACTTGGGACTTCATGGAGACCATACACAGTAGGTCTTATACACATATCATAAAGAATGTATATGCAGACCCAAGTGATGTGTTCGATACAATATTGAAAGAAGAAGCTATTGTAAAGAGAGCTGAAATGGTCACAGAAAGATACGACCATTTTATACAACTTGGTCGTAGAAGATTACTAGGACTCAAAGTAGACGATTACGAATTATATAAAGCATTATACCTTGCACTAATATCTGTAAACATATTAGAAGGACTGAGATTCTTTGTATCTTTTGCATGTAGTTTTGCATTTGGTGAACTGAAACTCATGGAAGGAAGTGCAAAAATATTATCACTGATTGCAAGAGACGAAGCTCAACACCTTGCAGTATCACAACACATTCTAAAATGTTATCAGAATCATGAGAACGATAAAATCATGAACAAAGTCATGAAAGATTGTGAGAGTGAAGTATACGAAATGTATGAAGACGCAGTATTACAGGAAAAAGAGTGGGCAGAGTTTTTATTCAAGGACGGTTCTATGATAGGACTATCTGTACCGTTGTTGAGTAATTACATTGAGTACATTGCAAATAAAAGATTACGAATGATTGGGTTGAAACCAATATATGATATATCCAGTGCAAACAATCCGTTGCCTTGGACAAGACACTGGTTCAACTCAAGAGGTCTACAGAATGCACCACAGGAGACCGAGATAGAATCGTATGTAATTGGTGGAATAAAACAAGATGTCACAGATGACACATTTACGGATTTTAAATTATGAAAAAATGGTATCAGATATTATGGGGGTCTAAGGAAGAGGACGAGTTGGTTAGAAACTCAGACGGTTCACCCGACCCCGATGATTTAACGATAGAAAACGCATACAAGACTAGGTGGATTTGGTATCACACTATATTAGGACTTCTAATGTTCTTTGCAAATATAGTGTTGATTGCAATCTTCCTATTACTTGCAATTAAACTTTAAGGAGATATGAAAGAGTTAGGATTAGCATTACTGGGTAGTTTCAGTATTTTTGGATTTTTTGCCACTGTTGTCTACCCCGATTTAGAATATACAGGTTATTCATCTACACATAATTGTACAGGTGAATGTTATGAAGAATATGTCAAAGTACATGGTACTGTAGTGGAACAACTACAGAGACAACAAGCTGCAGCTGCAGAAGACCCATTTAGTTCAATTAGAGGTCTTTGGGCTGGTTGTGCAGCTTGTCATGGTAATGAAGGTCAAGGTATGGGAGTATTCCCTAAACTTGCTGGTCAATCTGCAGATTATATAAGTGGTAGATTGTATCAATATCAAAATAATGAGACAGTGGGTAATATGTCTTCTACAATGTGGGCTCAAGCAGGAATGTTGAGTGACTCAGACATATCCACAATATCTCAATTTATAGAGGAAACGATGAATGATTGAAATATGGAGTAAACCAGCATGTCCTTTTTGTGTTCGTGCAAAGAATCTTTGTGAACAGAAGGGATATGAATACAAATATTATATGATAGGTGAGGACTTTACAAGAGAAGAGCTCTTTGAGAAGTTTCCAACAGCCAGAACCTTTCCACAAATCACTGCACACGGTGAATATATTGGTGGATATACAGAATTCGAACAGTGGAGTAATGGTATAAGGAGAGTTTAGTGAAGTCTTTTAAACTTTACTTACCTAATCCTAGATATGTCAAATATGATGTAGACTGTCTACGATTACAACATATATTTAAATCTATTGATACACTAGAGAATGAAGTTCGTGTCTATATAGAGGGTCAAGATTTTTACGAATCTGAGGCACCTCACCCACTTCCATATGCAACTTTGGACGGAAAAAAGAAAAGTATGGAAAATCTATTTAAAGAAGCTATAGGAGAGAAAGAATTTCATGACCCAAGCAAAAATATTTAAAATATATTGTCAAGAATGTAAATCTGAGTGTGAAATAGAACACGAAATGGATTCACACCACTATCCAATACAACATTGTCCTTTTTGTGGTGCAGAAGTCGATATTGATAGTATCGAAGAACTAGAATATGACGATGGAGATTTACTGTAAATACAAACCCCTTCTAGAGAGTGCAATAATGCATTCTAAGGCACTCTGCGTCGATTCTAAGGACGCTGTAGTGCATATTAAGAGATTACCCCCACAATTCTCTCAAAAAGGCCTTATAGAGTATCCTAGAACCATAGGAAAGAGGACTTATATTGATATTTTCATTAAAATGGACGATGAAAGATTCACTACTCTTGCACATGAAATGATGCATGTAAAACAGGTTCTAACTAACGGAAAAATAGACGAAAATGAGGCATATTTGTACGAAAAAACATACGAAATGCCTTGACAATAGGTAGCATTTAGTGTTATAATGTTTACATGATTGAGATTGAGAGAGTAAGCCCCCTAACAGGAATAACCAACAAGATGTATATGGATATATCTGCAGAACAGGTCGAAGAATGGAACAGACCTGCTGGAGAAAGAAGACTTATCCAAGACATCTTTCCTAATCTTTCAGAAGACGAAAGAGAGTTTATTATGACAGGTTATACCCCTCAAGACTGGAAAAAAATGGAGGAGGCATTTGAAGATGAGTAAAAACATAAAATATATTTTTGTTGATATGGACGGTGTTCTTGCAGACTTCTTAAAAGGTTGTGAAGAATATATCGGTCACCCTATCACAAATGACGACAAAGGTCACACTCAATATGACCTAAGAAAAGAAGAGTTAACAAACAAAAGATTATTTGCAAACCTTCCACCAATGATAGACATGTATGACTTGATTGCATATATCAAACATACTGGTTGTCCTTGGGAGATATTGACTGCAGCTGGTGTAGTCAACAGAGAGTTGGTTGTCTTCGATAAAAAGTCATGGATTAAGAAATATGTCGACCCAAGTGTGGTTGTGAACTGTACATTTACAGGAAGTCAGAAGGCTGCATATGCCATGAAGAAAAATGTCTTGATTGACGATAGACCAAAAAACATTGAAGCTTGGGAGAATGCTGGTGGGATAGGTATCCTTCACACTTCTGCTGCTGACACTATCGAACAACTCAAGAAACTTAGAAACGGAGAATAATGGAAGCAATATTATCAACAGAAGATTATAACGAATTTACCAATAGGGTAAACATTGCAAGAGAAAGAGGAGTAGATGTTCCTCACAATGTTGAACAGATTGGTGACAAATATAAGATTACTTTATTAGAAAAAGTTGACTTAGATTTGTTAGATGAGATTACAAGTTAACGATTAGAAGACCGAGGGGTCGTTCCCCTCTCCCGTAGACGGGCTGCAAGAACAGATAACGACTGTGAGTAGGAAGATTCTAATCTAGAGACCCCTCGACACTGCTGAAGAGTATTGGATGAAGAGGGGTTTTGTTTATACTAAATAAGATTATGAAGGAATTCTTTATAAAAGTTTGGGAAATGATTAAAAAGATTGGGACTTGGATTCAATCCCTCTTTTTAACACGATATAAGGTCACCGTATCTTTTAATAAAGAATGGGGTGATGCAGACGATAGGTCATATATCACCAAAAAAATATTAGTCCAAAAAGAAAAACATCTTAAGTTCAAGGACGAAGATGGAAAGATAGTTGAATATAGAAGTGCAGCTGGTCTGAACTATATAATTGAAGACTATGACTATGGAGACGATGAATAATGCAACAAATGTTAATTACATTAATACTTGTTCTAGGATTAGGTTCTTGGTATCTGTATAATCAGAATCAGACATTGACAGAGAACAATATTAAACTAGAGAATGCTCTAGAAGAACAAACTAGAGCTATAGAAACCTTAAGAGAGTCATACGAGAAACAAGGTCAATCTCTTATGAATATGACGAGAAGAAATGCAGAGATAGAAGCAGAGAAAGCTGAATATCTTGCAATCTTTTCAAGGCACAATTTAGATTTACTTGCACTAAAGAAGCCTGGCATGATAGAAACTAGAATGAATAATGCAAGTGAATTAGTAATGGAGGGAATAGAAGATGACACTAAAGAATTATATAATCTTACCAATCCTAATAACAACGATAATTAGTGGTTGTTCCCTTCTTCCAAACAAGAAGGTTGAAATTGTATCTACACCAATAGAGATAGAGATAATGCAACCCGATTTACCAAGACCAGTGCAATTGACAGCACCAAAGTGGTTCGTTGTATCAGAAGCAAAAATAGTAAATCCTTGTAGGAGAACTATACAATATGACCCACCTAAATTCAATGAAGAAGGTGTGGAACAATTCAAAAGACCAAAAACATGTGAACTATCAGAAAGAGAGAATCCCGATTGGCCAGAGGGATATACATATCTTGACCAGTTCATAGATGAAATGAAAAAACAAAACAATGGTGAGATATTGTTTGTTGCAACTACTATCGGTGACTACAAAGTCATGGCAGAAGACATGCAAGAACTCAAACGATATATCAAACAAATGGGTGAAGTAATAATATATTATAGGAATGTGACAATCAAAGGTGAGCCTGGGGTTGGAGCTGCAGTGAAAAAGAATGAGACCACCAAAGATTAGAAGTGATGTTCTATTTGAACCATTTCAATATACAATAAATGATATATTTCCCACACCTCTTCTAAGAGGTGAGATGAAACTCGACCATGAACAAGTTGTTGAGGACTGTATATCTCTTATAGAAGAGATAAAACAATTCGAGTCCGACCCAAAAAGATATTACACAACATATTTCTTTGAAAAACAGAGAGAAGCCATGACTCAGTTCCCATGGTACACTTCATTTGCAAATCAAGTTAAGGATACATATGTAGCATATCAAAAATATCAGTTTGGTAGAGATGTGAAACATTTAACACGACATAATATACATTTATTTTCATGGGTAAGTGTTTGGGAAGAAAACATATATCATTCTTATCATTCTCACCAAGACTCACAGATTAGTGGTACATACTATCCTATAAATGACAGTCATCAAGGTATCAAATTTTTGAGTCCAGCATATCATTCTTCATGGATATCAACAAAACGACCTGATGAAGGTGATGGTGGATTTCCAAATACAGTAGGAATAGGTCAGCCAGGCAGTTTAACAGAAATGATATTTCACCCTGTAGATGGAGAAACATTAATGTGGCCTTCTAACATGTTGCATTGTGTACAACCTCAAAAAGGTGATTATAAGAGAGTTGCAATATCATTTAACTTAAAACATAACGACCCAATAGATAATACAGGTGACGGAGAGGATTTATCTTATGAATTTTTATAGTATCGATACATTATGGAGACAATCAGATAACTGGGATATACAGTGGAATGAAGAACACCAATATTTTACAATAGATAATTATTATGAGAATCCTGATGATATCTTTGAACATTTATCTCAACGACAAGTTCCCTTATGGAAATATAACGAAGAGAGAAAAACACCAAATGGTATAGACTATCTTGATTGTAGAATAGTAGACAAAATAGGTCACCCTACAAGATTACATGAAAATTCTATGGAGAGACTTTTAAATGTATGCAGAGAAAAGTTTCATAAACATGGTTATACATACAGAAACGATATAGAAATAAATTGTTTCAAAACTATCAATATCACAGATAATCAATTACAACATTACCCTCACATAGACGGAAACTTTTCTGATTCTAATGATAATGCAGTAATTAATATGTTGGTATATCTTGATAAACAAGAAGACGGTGGTACTGCAGTATATGAAAACTGTTGGATTCCAAATAAAGAACATTTGGGTTTATTGCAAAATGTGGAAGAGACTATGGATTTATCCTATATCATTCCAGCCAAATACAATCGTTGTGTTTTATTTACAGGTAATAAAATGCATGGTGCGTATATAAATGACTACTCTAAATATATTAATGACTGGAGATATTCTCAAGTCATATTTTTTTATCCCGAAACATGCCGAAACAAACAGTAGAAAAAACAAATCAAGATAGACCAAAAGGTTATATGGATAACTTTACGATTATCCATGACCAAGCAATTCAACAATGGGTTTGTGAAGAAATAATAGAGGACTTTCATGCATTACCCTTAGTGGAAATGATTGACGAGGGGAATAGTTCATACCTTCCTAAAGAAAAACAATATCGTGATAAGAATCATAGATATGAAGCTCAGGGAAGAGTTCATGCAAATATATACCCAAGTCCATTATTTGCAAAGACTATAGACTCAATACATTTTGCATTACCAAAGGGTCAAGATTTTGAAAGTATTTCATATATGCAAATAATACACTATCCCGAAAATAGTTATTTTGATTGGCATATGGACGAAGCAGATAGTAAGGATACAGGAACAACAATTTTATTTTTAAATGATGATTTCTTGGGAGGGGAGCTCACTGTCAATGGTACAACCGTTGCAACCAAAGTTGGGACGATAGTTGGATTCAACAAATCGACTACAACTTGGCATAGTGTGGCTCCAGTCTTGAGAGGAGATAGATATTGTCTTGCAATATGGTATTGCAATGAAGAGGATAACAATTATGCCAGTTAAATTTGGAAAATCACAGGTCAAGGTAGATAGAAACACAAAGAAAGTGACTATCGAACATGAATATATGAAATGTCAATCAATAGATACATTGATAGAGGCATACAACAAAGAAGGTCAAAGACCTAAATTGAAACAAAAGGTTAAGAACGAAATTGTAAGACGGAATAAACTCGGTCTATGCAATGTCGTGTTCAAACCAAAAGATAACGAACTGGGGCTGTAGCTCAGTTGGGAGAGCATCTGCTTTGCACGCAGAGGGTCGGAGGTT